AACTACTTGGGCCAAATGCAAACTTTTTCTCAAAGGTTCTAGGTAAAACTTTAGAAGCTGTTAATGTTGGTGGTACTTGGATTAAAAATGCATACACAAGTGTAAGTACAGCTATCACTAATGGTATAGATAGAGTCGGAAACTTTTTCAAAGGTAAAGGGATGACTTTAAGTGAAGGCAGAGCATCTGTTTTCTCTAAAGACTTTTCATCTTCTTTAGATACTTTACCAACTCAAGCAGGAATTAAGTCTGACCAAATTCAAGCTCAACTATCTGAGACTATTCCAAGAGCTTTGGATAAACCATTAAACTTCAATAAAGACACCTTAAGTTATGAGCTACCTACCAACACCCCAGGTGAAGTAAGAATACCTGAGTTTGGTAAAACAGGAGAGCTTACTAGAGGTATGAATATAGAATTAGATACTAATGAGTTGTTTAAAAATACTAAAGTAGGAGTAGATGCTATAGGAGATATAGCTGCTGGCTCAGATGCTTTAAGTGAACAAGCAGCTTCATTGTTATCTCCAAAAGATAGTTTCCTAGATAAGATTAATGTATTTGATAAAGACTCTGCAATCAGAAAAGATATAGCAAAATTTGATTTGTATGATGCTGGTAAACAAAAGATAACAGATGGGTTATTAGGTGGCCTTGAAAGCCGAGCATACGAGGCTGTGGGTGTAGATATGACACCTCAATACACTTATAACAAAATTAATATACCAAACATTATGGGTATTGGTAGCTCCCCTACAATTAGTTTAGGAGCTATAGACCAGTTTACAGCACCAAGAGGTAACTCATGGCAAGCTACAAGCATGTACTCAAGTGGTATTTTAAATGATATTTTAAATAGAGATGCTGGTCAGGACTGGAGAAATTGGATGAATGCTTTTGCTTTACAAAATACTGTTAATCCAACAGGTTCTGGAACAAATATGACAGCATACTAAGGAGTGAAATTGTGATAAAAAGACAACCAGGCGAAGAAATGAATCCAGAAGCTGTAGAAGCTTTTGCGAATAGAGGATATCCTATACCAGGTCAATCCTGGACACAACCTGTAGAAGAAAGAAGACCTTTTGAAGGTAAGCCTGACTTTACAGATATGAGAGAAGCTTTAGAGTTTACAGCTTTAGAATTACTTGATGAAGAAAACTATGTTCCTATTGTTCTTGCAATGGGCGATGGAGTTCCAGTCATGGACTTAGCTTTACAAATGGGCTATGTAGGTTTTAGAGAAGGTAAATGGAATCCTGATTTAATGCTGATGTTGTTAGAACCTTTTGCATATTTACTTATGGCTCTTGCTGAAAAGTCTGGAGTAACCTATAGAGTAGATTCAGATGATGCTTCAGCTCTATTAGATATGGAAGACGGAGAGGCTGACGAAGAAGAACAAATGCTAGTAGCTAAAGCTAAGAATGTAGCTGAAGTTGCTAGAAGAAAAAAAGCAAGAGAAGGAGGAGGAATACCTGAAGGTGTTTTACCTCAAGAAGTGGTAGAACAAATAGAGGCTTTACCTGAAATAGGACTATTAGATAGGCAACCAGAAGAAATGGTAGAACCTACTAATGATAGTCTATTAGCTAGAGGAGAGGAAGAATAATGGGATTATATGATGACGGTGGTGTTGAGTTTACTAAACAAGCATTTAACGATGCAAGTGAACGAGGCATAAAACAAGCAAAAGAAGCTGAAGAAGAAGGTTACAAAAAAAGTTTAGTTAGAGGACTGCTTATAGAGCCTGCTATTGGAGGTATCTTTGGAGAAGTTAAAAGTATGTTTGATGCAAAAGGACAAGCTTTACAAGATAAAAATATACCTATGAGAACTTATCTTCAAAGTTATTTATCTAATCAAGAAGGTCAAAGACAAAGTTTAGAATACAATAAAGAAACTAATCCAAATGGTTTTATTGTAAATGGTAATGTAGATATACAGAGACTACAAAATTACATTGCAGCAGATTTAAGAACTAGATTACAAGATGGAAGTTATGGGGGAGAGTTTACTAATTTAAATCCTGTGCAATTAGCTTCTTATTTAACTTCTGAGTCAAGAGTACAAGCAAATAAATTAAAAGGATATTATCAAACTTTATACAATGAAAGCATGGATGTTCCTGATATGGACACAATACTAACTCAGTTTGATAAATGGAATAGTAGAGAAAACCCTAAAGATGTATTTGGTAAGATTACCAAAGGTGTAAGAAACATATTAGGTATGGAAACAGAAGAAACCATAAACTTTAAAAACCTTGAAGCCCATGAAAACTTACGTTTAACATTAGGCGAAGGGACATCAAAAGAATTAATAGACTTAAAAAATGCTGTAACTGCATACGACACAGCAGCTACAGACCAAGGCAGTAGATTTAATATTGATGGTCTAATAGAAAAAATAAGAGCTAACATAGGTAAACCACCTTCAGAGGGAGGTATTCAGGGAAAGCCTATAGAAGGTACATTCGAGATTAAGGATAGAAGTTATACAAGTGGTGGTGACGAGTTTACATTTCAAGAAGGTATATACATGAGTTTAGATGAGTTTGGTATTCCTAGATTATCTAGTGCTGGTGTGAATGAAGCTGTAAAAAGTAAGCAAGCAGACATTAAAGTACCTACTGACGGACAGGTAAAATCTGGTGAGTCAGCTATGATGTTAGTCTTAACTGATGGCTCTAATCCTGAAATGAATACACTTTATCAAAATGTAATTAAAGGTAAAGGACGAACTACAACTGACCCTCAAAATACTGTAAAAAATTATGGTGTTAAGGTTGCTTATGCAGCTAATCATATTAGACAGAAAGTAAAAGATTTTAACTTAACTATAGCAGATGGAGATATTGATTACCTTGCAGCTATGCATGTATTAGGTCAAGTAAACGAAGGATATCGTGATTCTATATCTAAAAACCCAACACATGATAGTTCACATCAACAGTTATTAATGAATAATCCTAATACTACTCCTGATTTATTCGACTTATTGAATATAGCTAAATTAAATACTGTAGGTAGTAATGGTGAATTTACTTTAATAATGCAAATACCTAACATAATTAGAGATGTTCGAGCTAGTAAAAAGTTTGAATATGAACAAAGTGCTAGGTTTAAAGAAATTATTACTGACCTACAAGCAAGTGTTATAGGAGAAGGTAGAAACTTTACAGGGAGTGCTGACATAAATTTACCAGAGTATATAGCTAAGTATGAAGGTACTAATGAAGAAAAAGTTTTACAGTATGAACTAGAAAGAATTAATCAAATAAATAGTTACTTCCCTGAAGAACTTAGATACATAGACTCTAGGTATGATGGGGTTATACAAAAGTTTGGTAGCACAGGAACATTACCAGAAGTAATAGAAGAACCTATGGAAGTAGAAGAAGGTAATACTTCTGATGCAACAGACACAAATCCTCCTCCAGTAAGTTCAGAAGAAAACAGACAACTTAAATTTATTGCTGGTAATAAAATAAGTAAACTAGAAAAAGCTATTCAAAAAATGGAAGCAGGACAAATGACTGCTTATAATAGTCAAGCATTTAGAAACTATGTAAAAGAACAGACAGACGGTGGTACATTATTTGGTAAAAATAAAATATCTAAAGAACGTGAACTATCTTTAATGAAACAGTATCTTCAAAGTCTATTAGACGACCCTGATAATTACAAAGGGACTAGACAACCTATGTCAGAGGAATTAAAAGCTGAGATAGGAGTAAACTAAGTGGCAAACTTTAATTATTCTCCTAGTTATGCTAGAAGGAACATGCAAAGTGAGCCTATCCAGCAATATGACCTAAATGATTTAGAGTCAGATAAAGAGTTCCAGGCAGTCTCTGAAAGATTCTTAGGTTCTATTGGTGAACAAGATGATATCTTTGAGTATTTAAGAGACTCTGATTTTAACCTTACGTCAGCTATGAAAAGATATGCTGACTCTGGTAAGTTTACTGAACAACAAAAGAAAGACTATCAATACTTAAGAACTATGTTTGATGGTGCAGATATAGGTAGTACAGGACAGTTCCTTGAATTAGTTAAAGACGGAGCAATAGATATGGTTACTGACCCTACTCTAATATTAGCTGCTTTGTTTACTCCTTTTTCAGGAGGAGGAACATTAGCTACTAGAGCTACAGTAGGTAAAGGAACTGCTCAAGCTTTGAAGATGTTAGGCCAAGCCAATAAAGGAGCTTTAAATAAAACACAGCTTAAAAAGGCTATTGCTGATGGGTCATTAGAAGAAGCTGCAAAAGCTGCAACAAAAGTAGCAGGTGGTATGGGTGCAATAGAAGCTGGTGGTTGGATGGGTCTACATAACCATGCTAATCAAAACATAGAAATAAACACAGGTTTAAGAAGAGCTTACTCAGCAAAAGAATTAGTAGGCTCAACTGCTGCTGGTGTTTTACTAGGTGGTGTTGTTGGTTATGGTGGACAGAAGTGGTCTAATTTTTCTAATCCAGTTTTACAAATAAACAATAAACCTAAAGTCTATAGAGACGATAGTATTATAGATAATGTCCGATTAAAGTTTAATCAAGCCTGGGACAATACTGTAGGTAGAGTTATATTAGGTAATGCTGCTCAACTAAGAACCTTAGAAAAACAAGGGGTAAAGTATGCATCTTTCTTCAGAGGTTTATTAGACCATGATTCTCAGTTAGGTATAGGTAAAAGAAGTAATAAAAAAGTAGAGTGGAGTTTTCCTGAACAATTAAATGCCAGACGAGGTGATTATATGTTCATGGAAGAAGGACAGCGAATAGGATTTTTTAAGGCTATCGAGCCTATAGCTCCTGATGGAGTTATGATGCAAGCTGATGAGATTGCTATTATTAGATTCTTAAGAGGAAATAAAAAAGCATTACAAGGAAAAAGTAAAGAAACAGTACAAGTAGCTAATGACTTAAGAAAATGGTTTGATGGTATAGCTAAAGATGCTCAAGATGCAGGCTTTGGCGATATAAGAATAGAAGATTATTTTCCAAGAGAATGGAATAGACAAGCTATAAAAGATAATAGACCAGAGTTTGTTGCACAGTTATCTAAAGATTTAAAAATATCCCAAAAAGAAGCAGATGATATTGCAGAGGGTATGTTAAATATTAATAATGAATTATATGCCAGCCATAGTAACTTACTTACCCACGGTAGAAAATTAAAATTAGATGACAATGCTTATGAAAAATATTTAACCAATGAGTTAATACCTGTTAGTGCTAGTTATGGTTTAAATGCTGCTAATACAATACAAACTAAAATAAGTTTTTTAGGTGGTGCTAAATCTAATACAAAGGTTGTAAAAAGCAGAGACATAGAAGGTAAAGAAGTATTAACATTTCAAAGCTTAAGACAAAATAATATAGATGATTTTATAAGAACTCATGTAGATACGTTAGATGATGATGTATTTAACACTTTAGGTAGACGTTTAACATCTACAGAAAGAAAAGACATGATAGAATCTTTCAAGTCTGTTACAGGTGCAGTAAACTTTTTTGAAGGACAAATAAAACAAGGAGTATATGATGGCCTCAAGCTTGCTAATGCTATGGCTTATCTGCCTTTAGCTACTATCTCTTCTTTCTCAGAAGGTTTGATAGCAGCTTCCAGGGTATCAGGAAAGCAGTCTGTAAAAAACTTTCAGTATCAACTAGAAAATGGTATGCAATTTTTAACAACAGATTTAAAAAGTTTGTTAAAAGAAAGAAGGGGTTTATCAGAAGTTGTAGCTAATAGAGAAGCTAACAGAGTTTACTTAGCTGTAGATGATGTGCAAGCAGATTTAACAAATAGATTAGCTGGTGATGGATTACAAAATGCAGCTTTGCAAAGAGGAGCTAGAGTATTCTACAAAGCTAACTTACTATTACCTTGGACAAAGACTATTGAGCTTGCAGCTTTTAATACAGGTAGAGATATAGTTGAGGAGTCATTAATTCAACTAAGTAAACTACAGAAAGCTGGAGTAAAAATATTTGATGATGTTGATACTTTTGTAAACTCAACAACAGGTAAAGATAAAGACATACTTAAACAACTAGATAGTATGGATGGAGTTTGGGCTGGTAAAGGTAATCTTTATAAAAGAACAAACTATCTAAAAGAACAAGTACAGGACATGGGTATAAGTGTCAAAGAAGGACTGGACTGGTTAGAGTCTGGTGCAAATAGAAATAGTAATTTCTGGACAAAAGAAATGTCTAAAGCAGGTGGTAGATTTGCAAGAAGTATAATTCTACCTACATCTAGAGAATTTTCTAAAGTTCCTAGATATATGACTAATCCTAAATTTGATATATTTACACAGTTTTTAAGATACCCTACAGCATTTAGTAATACTGTATTAAAAAACTTTGCTAGAGATACTTTAAATAGCCCTGCAATGTCAGCTCCAAGGTTTGCAGCTTTTGTAGCAGGCTCAACAGCTATTGCAAGAGGTACTAATTACTGGAGAAGTAGTCCAGAACAACAAGCAAGGTACGACCAGTTTGCAAGAAAGCCAGGAACTGATTTAAAAGGTAAAGCTTTTGATGCTTTTGTAGCTAGAAGTGCAGACGAGAATCTTAGAGCTTTCCAAAGAGTAGGTTTATTAGGGCCAACAGAATATGCATTGAGGTTTGCAGATGCTTATAGAGCAAATCCAAATCCTTTAGTAGCTATCTCAAGTTTAGGTGGGCCGATTATGGGTGACATTACAGGCTCTACACTTTACAACAGAGGGCTTTTTGAAACTATAGCAAG